TAGCAAGAGCATTAAACTTATATAATATATTAAATACAAAATTATGATAAACGAATATATAAAAACTGCATTAACTGGATCAAATGATTCTGATAGACATTTAATGGTGTTATTTAGCATAGCCTTAGCAACAAAAGGTAAAAACTTTATAGAACTTGGAGTAAGATCTGGAACTACTACTGGTCCATTAAAAATGGCAGCACAACTAAATAATGGAAAATTACATTCTGTAGATATTGATAAAAATCCATTCAAATCATCAAAAGATAATAATTGGGAATACTATGAAAAAGATGCTATAGAATTTTTGGAAAATTGGGAAAAAAATAAAAACCCATCTCCAGATTTTGTATATGTAGATGATTGGCATAGTTATGATCATGTAAAAAAAGAATTAGATATTTTGGATAGAATAGTTACTCCATCAACTATTATCATTCTTCATGATGCTATGTATGGAAATACATGCCCTTACTACCATTCAGATATTACTTTAAAAGATGGACAATGGGCTAACGGTGGTCCATATAGAGCTATTGCAGAATTAAATCCTCAATTTTGGGAATTTTCAACTTTACCTTGGAGTCATGGGTTGACTATTTTGAGAAAAAAATATTCTAATAGGAAAACAGAATAATTAATGAAAATTTTAGTATTAGGATCGGAAGGTCAAATAGGTAAATCAGTATGTAATTTTTTAAAAGAAAAACAAATTGATATTATAGAGTGGGATATTGAAAAAGATCCAAGTCATGATTTAAGAATTAATAAAAATGGATTATTAAACGTTTTAAATGAATGCGATTTTGTGTATTATTTTGCATCAGATGTCGGTGGAGCTAAATATTTAGAAAAAAATCAAAATAATTTTAATTTCATTAAAAATAATATTGATATAATGTCATTGACTTTTTCTTGTTTAAAAGAGTCAAATAAACCATTCATTTTCACATCGTCCCAAATGGCAGAATTATCTCATTCTACATATGGTTTGTTAAAAATGATTGGCGAAAAAATGTGCCAAGATATTGGTGGGTTAGTCGTAAGGCTATGGAATGTTTATGGACATGAAAAGAATGAAGAAAAAGCTCATGTAATAACAGATTTTATTAAGATGGCAAAATTTGAAAATGTTATTAAAATGAGAACAGATGGGGAAGAATCTAGGCAGTTTTTATTTGCTGAAGATTGTGCTGAATGTTTATTTAATTTAACTAATGAATATAATAACTTAGATAAAAAACAAAACTATCATATAACAAGTTTTGAGTGGGTTACTATAAAAGATATAGCTTTAATTGTTTCTAATATTGCAGATTGTTCAGTAATTATTGGAGATAAAAAAGATAAAACGCAAATGAACGCTATGAACCCTCCAGATAATTATATTTTAAATTTTTGGAAACCAAAAACTTCATTAAAAGAAGGTATATTAAATATATATAACCAAATTTAACAATGATATCTATTAATTATCAGGGAAGACTTGGAAATAATCTTTTTCAATACTTTACAGCATTAATATTATCTAATAAATTTAATCAAAAAATTTCAAATCCACTGTCAAATAATATTTTTTTAAATAAATTAATTGATAATGATATAAAATATCAAGAAAATTTAATAATTAATGATGATAATATTAATGATTTTTTAAAAAAAACTATAATAAATAGTAATTTAATATTAGATGGATTTTTTCAAAATAAAAATATATTAAGTTATTTTAATGAAAATAAACATTTTATAAATAATACTAAGGTAGCGATTAAAGGCTCATTTGTTCATGTTAGACTTGGCGATATTAACAATGACGAAAGATGTTGTAGTGTTCAATATTATCAAAAAGCATTACAAGGATTAAATGGTGGTTACATATCAAGCGATTCGCCAAATGACAATATCATAAAACAACTTAGCGATGAATTTAATTTACAAATTTTTGAAAATTCGCCTGAAGAAACTATAATATTTGGATCTCAATTTGAAAACAAAATCCTATCTTTAGGAACATTTAGTTGGTGGATTGGATTCTTAGGGAATCAAAATAATGTAATTTGTCCTATTCAAAAAGAATATCAAGAATGGCATGGGGATATTTTCCCATTCTTAAATTGGAAAGAAATATCAATAAAAAATTAATACAGATATTTATACTATTAAATTACTTAAAAGAAAAATTTAATTTGAATTTAGAAAACATTAGAGATTCTTTCTATATTAAAAAAAACATGAATAATCTTAAAGAAAAATACACAGGCAAAAAAATAGATCACATGGACATCTTAAACATCGAAGACGCAGCTAAAATCTCTGTAGGAAAGAAGTCAATCATTGTCACTGGAGTAACAGGTCAAGATGGAAGTCACATGGTTGATTATTTATTAGCGAATACGGACTATGAAATTTTTGGATGTGTGCGAAGGCTCAGTGTTTATAATCACAAGAATATTTCTCATATCAACAGTAAAAGATTTCATTTAATCAATTTTGACTTGATTGACAGTCATTCAATCGCTCGCATCATTGAAAAAATCAAACCAGATTACTTTATCAACTTGGCTGCTCAAAGCTTTGTCGGAAGCAGTTGGGATTTCGCTCATCAAACATGGGAAACAAACTCAACATCAACACTTCATATTCTAGAAGCTATTCGTTTGTATCACCCAACTTGTAGATTCTATCAAGCTGGCTCTTCAGAAGAGTTTGGTGACGTTGCTTACGCTCCACAAGACGAGAATCATCCTCTTCGCCCAAGAAGTCCATATGGAGCTTCCAAGGCGGCTTCTAGACAGCTTGTAAAGGTGTGGCGTGAGTCTTATGGACTTTATGCTGTGCAAGGTTGGTTGTTTAATCACGAAGGAACAAGACGCGGCGAAGAATTTGTTACTAGAAAAATTACCAAAAACATCGCTAGAATAAAAAATGCAATCGATAGGCAAGAATCCTTTGCTCCTCTCGAATTAGGAAATCTAGATGCACTGAGAGATTGGAGCGATGCAGAAGATTTCGTGGATGGAATTTGGAAAATGTTGAATCAGGAAAAGTATTGGCCTAGTGCTATTTCTAGCATTATCCCTCTTGGACAAGAGTATAGGGAAATTAAAGAATACGTTTTATCTTCTAATGAAACCCATTCTATTCGTGAATTTGTTGAATTAGCATTTGAAGCCGCTGGAATACAAGGATCTTGGTTTGGTGAAGATCTACAAGAAGAGTTCCGCCAAAATGAAACTGGCAGAGTTCTTTTGGTGATTAATTCCAAGTTTTATCGACCAGCAGAAGTCGAGCTTCTTCTCGGGGATTCTTCAAAAGCTAGACAAGAGCTTAATTGGAGTCCGAAAAGTTCATTCGAAGATTTGGTGAAAAAAATGCTTGCAAATGATTTGAATGAGTATAGACTTGAGCATGGCGAAGTCTAAAATCAATAAAAAACATATACTTGCCCGACTTACGCTTGTTCCTGCACGGGACAAGCGTTTGTTTTATATGCGAGAGATGAAGTTTCTGAATGATCTCTGTGAGAGGTATTCTCTTGAGTTCATGAACATCGTTTCTTTCGACAAGAAATTCGATTCGTTGGCATATATAGTGTGCGACAAACTAAAGGAAACAATGGATCAAAAGTTTAGAGCTTTTAATTATTGTATTGATCTTTCTAAGTATGAGGATTATCATCTAGGAGATAAGGTTGGTGAAGATTGTGAGCTTCCGAAAACAACCAAAACAATTAGAGATTTTTTGCATGAGTAAAACCAAAGATAAAGAAGTACAGAAGTCGAGTGATATTTTACATTCATTTTTAAAGCAGAACGTTGCAGATCATTATAATTTCGAAGAAGCGATTGATTATAAAGTCTCTAGCGGTTCTCTGCAATTAGACTTGCATTTGGGAGGTGGTCTTGGACCAGGTCTACACAGATTCGTAGGTATGAATGAAGGAGGTAAAGAACAGCCCGTTTCTGAGCCAGTGTTAACTCCTAGCGGGTGGGTTAAAATAGGCGATTTGAAAGTCGGAGACTCAGTAATCGATTCCAATGGCAAGCCCCAATCCGTTCTCGCTGTTTTCCCACAAGGAGAAAAAGATGTATACGAAGTGGAATTTGACGACGGCTCGATTACTCGATGTGGTATCGAACATTTATGGGAAACCTCTTCATTCCAAGAGCGTCATAGTTTAAAGTCGAAATCTGTTAAAGATCTTAAAACTATTAAAGATACTCTTCGATATGGAAAAAATCTTAACCATTCCGTTAGAATCGTTAAGCCAGTTGTTTTCGAAAAAAAGGATCTTTCTATACCTCCATATCTTCTCGGAGTAATTTTAGGTGATGGAGGAATCACTCAGTCGGTGACGATATCCAATATCGATCAAGAAGTTTGGGATGGTGTTGAAAAAGACCTATCCTCTGTCGATAGGTATTATGGATTCGCTATCAACGTTTCTGATGAAACAGGAATCACAAAAAGAATAAGTTTTTCCAATCTAAAAAATAATCCTCTTATTGATGATTTAAGGAATCAAGGTTTGTATGGATTGAAGTCTCATGAAAAATTTATTCCAGAAGAATACAAGTTTTCATCTATTGATCAGCGAATTGCTTTGATTCGTGGCTTAATTGATACAGATGGATATATTAATTCCAAAAAATCTGAAGTTCTATATTATTCGACATCCGAACAATTGATCAACGACGTTGTTGATATCGCTCGATCTTTGGGTGCTATTGCCAGAAAAAGGTTCAAAAAGTCATCTTATATTAATAAAGACGGAAAGAGAATCATTTGCAAAGACTGCTTTATCGCTTCTATGCATTTCCCAGAAGAAATTATCCCATCCTCGATTCAAAGAAAGATCGACAATCTGAAGTTCAGGCAATTAAATTTCTGCCATTTTATTAAAGACGTTAGACTCGTTGGCAAAGAAGAAAGTGTGTGTATCAAAGTCTCTTCTTTAGATTCTTTGTATGTAACTAAAGATTATATCTTAACGCACAACACTTCTGCTGCTCTTTCATTTATGAAGAACTTTTTGCAAAAAACTCCCAAAGCAAAAGGTTTTTATATTAAAGCTGAAGGTCGCCTCTCGCAAGAAATGCGAGATCGATCTGGAATCAAATTTGTCTTTACTGCTGAAGAATGGCAAGAGGGAACTTGCTTTGTATTTGAAAGCAACATCTACGAAACTGTTGTAGATGTTATGCGCCAGCTTGTTTCAAAAAACGAAGAAGCTAATCTTTATTATTTCTTGCTTGATTCTGTAGACGGATTGATCACAAAAGGAGATCTCGATAAGAACTTCGAAGATTCCAATAAGGTCGCTGGTGGCGCTGTTATTGCGGCAAACTTCATGAAGAGACTATCTATCGGCTTGGCAAAGCGCGGCCATATCGCTGTGTTCATTAGTCAGGTTCGCGCTGACATCAAGCTAGATCCCTATTCGAAAGCTCCGATTAGGCAGACATCCGCAACTGGCGGCAATGCACTGCTTCACTTTGCAAACTGGATTCTAGAATTTGAATCTAGAAACAAAGGAGACATCATTCTCAAAAATCCTACAGAAAAGATTGACTTGATCAATAATCCTCCAGTTGGACACTTCGCCAAAGTAACTGTCAAGAAGTCTCCGAATGAAAAAACTAATTTGACTATTCCATATCCAATCAAGTATGGAAGAACCAACGGAAGCTCTATTTGGGTAGAAAAGGAAGTCGTTGATCTTTTGTTTCTTTGGGAATTCTTGACCAAAAAGACTTCTTGGATTTCTGCAACAGAAGAATTCGATGAGCTTCTTGTGGAAAATGGTTTTGCTGCATTTGAAAAGATCCAAGGTCAAGAGGCTCTGTTCAACTTCATTGAATCAGATAAAAAACTGTGTGAGTTTCTAGTCAACTACTTCAAGAAAACAATCGCCAATGAAATTTAAAACATTATCTGGTTCAACAGCTGAACTCAGAAATGCTAAAAAGTATTTAGTTGATTGGAACGGCAAAAGCAAAAGTAAATTCCAGTTGTCTGTAAGAGACTTCCTTTATCCGTATTGGAAGTCGGACATTGTTTTTGAGGAATTTAAATTGGTCGGCACTAGACTATCATTTGATTTGTACAATGCAAACAAAAAAATAGCTATTGAAGTTCAAGGCGCTCAGCATACTAAATACGTCAAGTTCTTTCATGGAAATAGAATGAAATATCTTGAGCAGTTGAAAAGAGACGATAAGAAATTTAGGTTCTGCGAAATTAATGACATTAATCTCGTCGAGATCTATCCAAACGATAAAATTTGCGAGGATCTTTTTGAATCATTTGGAGTGATTTTGTGAGTTGACTTTTACATTTATACAGCAATAATTAGGTATGATCTATAATCTTGAGCTTGAAAAACAGCTTCTAGCCGCTCTAATCAAAGAGCCAGAAAGCTATTCAGAAATTTCTAATTTCATTAATTCCAAGGACTTTTACTCCGAGGATTCTAATCTACACAGTACTATTTTTACTATTATTAAGCAGTCGATTGATGCCAGTGAGCAGCTTGATGAAGTAATCATTGCTCAACGCATTAATACATTAGGCTTGTCATTCGAGGATCGAGTCAATCCATCTGATTATATTCGCTCGTTGGCTTTGAGAAAAGTCCCAAAGGGC